CACTATTACCTCCGCCAATTCTATCCTTACCGTACTTTAAAGATTTAAGATCGGTCTTTAAATCAATTAACGGCATTATTTAGGAAGATTATCTAAATATTTTTTAGGTGGTCTGCTTTGATCTAATTCAGATCCTGTTAAACTTTTAGGATTAATTTTACCTTTACCATCGTATTTTTGAGGAGTAGAGGCAGCTTGACCTAGTGGGGTTTTGTTTAAACTGTTAATTAGTGCCATGGTTTTTTATTATAAATATTAAACATTATTGGGTTCTGTAGGATCCAAGTACTAAGGCTTGGCCTACTTTTTGTCCGTCGATTGTTACAACGCCTCCTTTTTCAACAGCAGCTACTAATCTTTCAAGCAGTTGGATTGTTTTTCCATTGTCTCCACCACCTAAATTAGTACCTCCTACTATTACGTCGTCTTTTCTAAACTTAGTCATCTTACCATCTTGTAAGATAAAGTCTTCAGCAGATCCACCGCTTTGAGGATTACCTAAAGCTTTAATAGCCCAGTTACCAATACCAGACACGTCTGTATTATCGGCTATCAAACCTGCTAATGCCGAACCTCCTAATCCTCCAAGGAAAGTACCTAATAAAGTACCAACTCCAGGTACAGGAATTAAAGATCCTAATGCTCCACCGATAACTGAACCCCCTAAATCACCTAGGGCCATTACAATTTGTTTACCGATTTCTTGGGGGCCAACTCCTTGTTTTGTTGCAGCTGCTATACCGGCTCCTTGAGACATTAAATCATAAGCAATCATTGCTAAAGAAGCAATTTTACCAATTTTAGGAATTGAACTAACTACTTTTTTAAAACCTTTACTATCCATTATTTTAGGCATATACTTTTTAATATATGTCATTGGATTAGCAAAATCTAAAGCTTTAGAAGCAGCTCCGGATACTTTACTAACAGTACCACTAACTGCTTTACCAAATTTACTGTCTGCTATTTTACTACCCATTCGGCTAAAGAAACCACCCCCACCACCACCTGCGCCTCCTGAAGAAGATGATACTCTTTTACCGGTTGCGGCATCATAACTAAATTTTCTTCCTCGTTTATCTACTCCTGTTTTTATAGTAGGTTTTTTAGATTTAAACATATCTGTTATACCGTCACCCATACCTGCTAATTTTACAAAAAGAGCACTTGCGGCTGATGAACCATCACGTTTTTTAAAGATCGATCCTTTTAAAGCTATAGCCCCACCAGCAATAGCAGCAGTTAACCATGGGTGTTCTTTAATAAAACCAACTACTTTACCAAATACTTCTTTTACTTGGATTGCTGCTGTTTTTATGGCTTCTGCAAATTTTTCTGCTTTACCAGGGAGTGAATCTATAAATGCAGAACCGGCAGGACCAGTTACCCAGTCAATCATAGGTTTTAAAACTAAATCGCTAAATAAATTATTTAATGTTTCTTTAATTTTAGTCCAAGTCTCACTTAATGTTTGAATTAAAGGAGATAATTCTGTATAATATTTAATTGATGCTTCTTGGTTTCTTCTCTCAATTTCTGCATTTTTTTCTGCTTCTGAAACGGAAGACATCATAGCTTTTAATCCATCTTGTTGTCCATCTACTAAATCACCTTGTGCTGATTTATTTTTTTCCGCTTCCCCTAACATGTCTGAAAGACCATCTCGGGACAGACCAATAGCTTTAGCAAATGATTCCTGTTCAAGACGATTCATTTTTTGAAAATCTTCAATAGAACCAAATTGATTAGCAATTTCTGTCATTAAAGTTTTAGAATCATTATTTAATGCTGCTTCTCTTGCCTTTTCTAAATTTAAATCTTTACCTGTCATCAATTCTGCCTCCATTTCAGCAGCAATTGAATCCTCAATATTTAATAACCCACTAGCAATATCTTCTACTTTAGATAATTCTAAACCTAATTTTTTAGATTGAGCAACTGCTTTTAATAATTCTTGAGGTTGAGCTCTAAATTGTAATTTAATAGTGTTTGATTGAGCTGCTGTATCCTCTAGTAATTTTTTCTGGCTAATTGCTAGTTTATTGGTTTTAATTACTTGCAAAGCTGTGTTAGCCATGTTAGTAACCATTGTGCCTGCTTCTTGACCAGATAATTTAGCAAATGCTTGGAATTTAGCTAACGAATCAGCAGACATTCCAGCAAATGTATTTAATTTAACAAATACTTTTAATGTATTAGCAGATAATTTTTCAGTTGAACCCATTGCTGAGTACAATTGGGTAACTGATTGTTTAGCGGCTGCTACTGTTGGGCCCATTCCTGCTACTGAACCTGCTAACTTACTAGCAGCTCCTTGAGCTAGACCTAAAGATCTAGCCATTTCAGTATTTTCTGAGCTTATTCGTTCAGCTGCTATTTTACCTTCATTATATTTTTCTGTAATAAAACCAATTGTTTTCTTTAATAAGGACAAAGCACCTCCAGCTAATACTAACGGATCTAGTAAATTTCGAGCTATTTCTTTACCAACTACTTTAAAAGCAGCTCCTAAAGTTTTTACTTTTCCTATTAATCCAGCAGATTGAGTACCTCCTTTAGTAACCTTTTTAGCCATATCATTAGCAGCTTCGGATGCGTCTTCAAAAACACCACCTAAACCACTCATTCCCATTTTATCTAAAAACCCTTGAGTATTTTTTAAAATAGCTCCTGTAAGTCCGGTTGCTTTTTCAATACGTTTTTGTTGCTTTTCCATTAGTTTAGCAACATTTAATTGGGTACGGTATGCAGAGGTATTATTATTAATTTGATCTTCAATTTCTTTTAAAAGATCAGCATTCTCCCCACTAGCTTTAAGCATATCTCTAGTTAGTAGAAGATTTTCGTATTCGGCTTTAGTTTTTCTTTGAATTGATCTTAATTCTCTAGAAGAAAGTTCACTTATTCCTTTTTGAGCTAATCTTAATTTATCAGAAAGATCTTTAAGTTTATTAAGAGATCCTATACCTAGTTTTTGAGCTTCGTTAGTTTTTTTAACTTCACCCAAAACATTTCTCCACTGAACGGAGAGACCTGTTACTGATGCATCTAAGTCATTAACTATACCTCGAGTATAATCTAGCAAATCATTTACCTTTTCAATAGAGTCTGTATCTGCAGAAAAGGTTAAAGGTTTTTTATCTAACTCTCTTCTAAGTCTATTGAGTTCGGCCAGATCCTTTTTAAAAGAATTTAATTCGTCTCCTGTTAATTGCTTAGCCATTTATATAGTGTTAATATATAATAAATATTAAAAAATATTATTTTTTCGATAATTTAGTAGCATAATCGGGAACATTGGTTTTTTGAGGTTTAGCAACAGCACCCGCTGCTCTCATATTTGCTATAGATTGATCAACAACATTACTAGATTCTTCATTATTTTGTTGTTCATAGAATTGTTTCATTTTATTCCATGTAAACGTACGAAGAGGTAAAGGCATGTTATAAACTGAATACCAGTCATAACCGCCTTTACCATGAAATACTATTTCGTGTATTTGAGTAAATATATTACTCCTATAAGCCGCCGCTTGTTCAGGCGTCAGGGAAAAAAAAGTTTACGCCAATTGGTAAATCAATTTCTTCCATCTCACCACCTAATTCGATGGTGATTTTTAAATCAATATCTGGTTGGGTTGATTTAATATATTCTCTTAAAGCTCTAGAATCACGGGCTAAAAGATAATTATCAACAAATTCACGAATTGTTTTAGGTGTTTCATCTCCATTCACTGACGTGATAATATGTTTTAATCGAGTAGTAAGTTCCGGGGATGCTTGTTTGTTGATACGTTTTAGTCCTTTAATTTCATCCTCAATTTTTTTCTCTAAATGACCTGTTACTAATCTAAAAGTAATAGGAATATTAGAATTCGGAAGAGTAAAAGCAAACTCATTTTTACCAGGTTCGGTTGGTTCAGCAATAAATGGTTTGTTATCTAAAGTAGTAAGGTCTACTGTGTGTTCTTCACCGGCAAATGTAAAACTATAATCTTTACCATAACCTAAAATACGGGCAGCAATCAAAATTGCATTTTTATCTCCAATAAATAAATCGTTATAATCAACTTTAGTTACAATAAGAGATTGAAGTAATTTATCCAAAACAGTACCCTGAGAGATATAATTCTGGTTGGTTAAGATATCTTCTTCTTTAGCGGTCATGTATTTCATTTCAATTGTGCCGCTGTGTAAAGGATGGCCTTCGGGGTATAATAAACCTTTTGAAGGTAACTCAATAGTTTCTGTTGGAAACTTAAATTGGGGAGTTTCGTTTTCCATAAATGTTTTTAATAACTATGTTTGATAATACATATATAAAATAAAAAAGAGCTTGACCGAAGCCAAGCTCTATTTAAAAATATTTGAAGTTTTTTAGAAATTCAATACACAGTAATCCATTCCTAAAGTAACTGTCAAGTTTTGAGCAGCATTTTCGTTATCCCAACTGTACTCACCAAATTCAGCTGCTTTAATGAAGGCACCTTTAATTACCCACTCAGAAACGATATCACCTACAGGACCTAATACGTCGATAGTAACATCTTTCTTATAGAAATCAGAATAACCATCACGGCCAGTTACTGATTCGTGGTGTAAACGTACCCACTCCATTACTGCTTGAGCACCTGAAGGAGTAATTGGGTCAAACAACGTCATAGTCAAGTCGTTCCAAGACAATTTGCCTTTAACTTTTCTATAAGTGTTGATATGGTTTAATTTAATTTCTTCCTGCGAGAATCCAACCGATGAAATACCTTTGATCATATACGACGGAATACCGTCTACGTACATGATAAATCTATTCTGTACCTTAGGTTCGAAGGCTGTGAAGAAAATTTCGTTGGGATCTAATACTGCCATTTTGCGTTATATTATTTTGTTCTATTATAAATATTCAATTTTTAATCTCTTACGCTGGGAAAGTTGCTCCAGTTGGTAAGATGTTAAAGTCTAGGTAAATGAATTCAGCAGTCTTAGTAGGTTGGATGTAAATCGCACCGACCAACTGATTTCTATCAATTACATCTGCCGGGTTGTTACTATCATCCATTACTACTTTAAATGCGTACAAACCTTGTTGTTGTTGAACAGACTCTAAGTAAGGATTAACTTGGCTTAAGAACGCATTTCTAGTAGCGATAGTATTTTGTTCGAATACTAATGTTTTAGAAATTGTGCTAATTCTGTCTTTCAAAGCAATCAACAATCTACGAACATTCACACGGTCAAGTGCAGATGCTTGAGTTTGTAATGTTTTCTGACCGTATACTACAACACCTTGGTTAGGGAATGTAGCAATTGGGTTAACCTTATTCTGGTATAATGTATCTCTGTCAGTTTGGGTTAATTTCTTTTCAGCTCTAACCACATCACTTAAACCACCTCTGTTAATACCAGCAGGAGCGAACCAAGGAGCAGCAACTGTATCGTTAAATGCATATACTGCAGGGATCATAGTTGAGGCAGGTACCCAAGTAAGCATTCCAGTAATAGGATCTACTGTTTGTAACCAAGGCCAGTAAGTAGCAGCGTATGAGTTATCAATTGAATTTGCTTGAGTGTTTGCTCCCGAAACTGATCCTCCATATAATTGAGTATCGATTACAGCAATTGCGTCTGCTCTGTTTCTTGTATTGTTAATTAAGTTTAACAATTGAGCTTGGCCATTTGAACTACCATAAGTTAAACCAGGAGCTGAGATTACGTTGTATTGGTATTCATCAGCATTTGACAACAATGTAATTGAAGCACTGTAATCTGTAGCTACTAAACCTTGAATATTACTATCGGTAATAGCATCATAGTACTTATCAGCAGATCCACTACTTAAGTTACCAGTAGCAGTTCCAAAAGTACCACTAGCAGCTACAGGAATAGAACCTGTAAAAGCAGCTTTTGCAATACCGTTATTGTCAAAGAATTTAGGAGTTGGTTTATCAACTGATTTTACTACAATATAATTACTTCTATTAGCG